TATAAGTAGTGCGCCATGTCCATGGATCGCGTGTCGTAGGGCTTCCGGGCAGCGTGTTAGCGCCTGCCAAACGGACGTTGTCGAGAACCCCGTTGTCAACGTCACCAGCTAAAGAGGCAACATCCGGCTCTGTAGCCAGATGCACCTTAGATTCAAAGAAGAGAAACGGCGCTTCCAAGGCCAACACATTATAGGCCCGGTTGATGAAGTTATTGACGCGAGATGTCGCCTCAGACGACTGGGTCGGTGCCCAGTCCGCCTGAGCGAACATCGCGTCCCGAATCTCTTTGAGATTCATTTACTAGCCCATACAGTTGATGTGAGCGTTGCCCGTCTCACCTGTGAGAATCGCCGCGAGGGAAAGTCCGAACGTAGGGTGGGTCAGCGCGCCACCAGACGCATCTGCGCGTCCAGCGGTGCCGTTGCCAACCTGAAGTCCAGCGTTCGCGCTAACACCCGTGTCAATCAACACGGTGCCAACGCCCTTGCGGAGAATGAAACCATACGACTCTGCCGGAATCGCGGTCTGAACGCATCCAACCACCCGCGCCGTCGTCTCGCTGGTGGGACAGCGAACAACTTGGTAGGTGAGGGACGAGTCGACGCGACCGCAAACGGTTCCGACCACAAGCTCTACAGAGTCTTTGTTTTGGACGTAAATCCAAGTTTGAAGACCCTTATCGCCATCAGGCACAGTCAACTCAAACCCCAGAGGAGCCTGTTGTGTTGTGGTAACTGTGGTAGTATTAATACCTGCTGCTGTAAATCCAGACATGAGACCTCCTTAAGGTGTGCCTGCGCCAGTGACGACGAAGTTGGAACGAAGCTGCGTGGTGTGGAGGCCCATCATGAGCACCAACTCGTAGCGGAAGATGTCTTGGTCAGGGATTCGGAACGGTCCACGGAGAGCGAAGTCGCCCTTCGTTTCGCGAGCCGCATCGTGGCCAAGGGTAAACAGGTGCCAAGTCGGAGTCTTGAGACCGTAGATGATGCCGTCCTGTGCAGCCGCGCTGAACAAGTTAGCTCCTGCTGCATCAACAGCGCCGATGTCAATGGAGTCATCGAGGTAGAAGTCAGCTTCGAGGAACTTCACGCCCTGACGGACGAGAGGTGGGGCCTTGTCGCCTTCAACCTTGATCACGCGAACTTGATCGTCCAAGTCGTCGATGTAGTTGAGGTAAGATGACTCATCACCGATCATCAGATCGACGGGACCAGAGGTCTTGCCTTGACGCGATGCGGCGAAGTACGCCTTACGCATTTGGCTACGACCGTTGACAGCAAACGAGGTGATGTCTTCGTACTGGTTGTTCCAGCCGTTGATTGTACCCTGTGTCAAGCCGTGGATGGTGTTGCCGGTGGTGCCTTGGTCTGCGATAGATCGCTGTTGCAAGATGCCTTGGCGGGCAGAGCCGTCGGGGGTGAACTGTGCGTTACCGTTGAGGGTAACAAAGCCGCCGACACCGTTGCCGTTTCCTGTTCCAAGCTGATTCGAGATCCGCTCGTGGAAGTCAGACAGCGCCAACTCTGGGTAGTGCTGAAGGATTCGCGCGAGGTCCATCTCGCCGTTGGCCTCAGCCAAGTCCTTGCCGGGAACGTCGAACGCATAGATGAGACGCGGAGCAACCACGTTTCCTCGGTGTGCGTTTTGTGTACGCCCACCAGCGATGACTTCCGAACCAGTGGTGACTTGTGTCACGCTACCGGGACCATCTGTTACAACAGCAAACTCACGCTTTGGCCCTTTTAGGGCGGCGCGCTCAAGGTTGCCGTTCATCATTACTTTTTCCATCAGGGGATGGAACTTTACAAACATCTCGCTGTATGACGGCATCAACTCATTTAGAGCAGTCGCCAATACGTCAGGTGAAATAGCCATTAGGCTCTCCTAGTTTTGGTTTTACTTAATGCACTTCGCGCAACATGTGATCTCCAGTCCTTCAAGGACATTGCGTCAGTATTCGGTGCAGTAGACTGCGCTGGAGGCCTACTTGGTGTAGTAGCCCCCGCCGTTAACTGTGCGCCCGGACGAGGCTTCGCAGCCCTTTGCCTGCCCGCAGCGGCAAACCGCAGCGCGTAAGCATCAGGAACTCCATCGGCCTTCGCCTTTCTCGCAATCCCAAGAACATCATCCGAAAGGCGCGAGGCTTTCGCTGCGGTCTCAAGATCCCAGCCCTCTTCGAGCAGGTCTGCAAACTTTGTTGCGAGTTCATTACTCTCGAAAATATCGGAGTTTGTCTCGCGAAACGTCTGTGCGTAAGCATCTGCTTCGGCCTCAATGGCGGCCTCTACATTTGCCTTAAATCCCTCATATTCCGTCTGCATCGAGGTGTACTTGTCGTCAAGCTCACCATACCGACCTTCCCAGTCAGACAGTTTTGTGGAGTATTCCTCTACACGAGGGTCTTCGTTGCCCCCCATAAGTGCTTCGTAAAGCCTACGAGTATGGTCCGAGGACTCTTCGTGTTCTTTAATCTTAGCATCAGACCGAGAGGTGTAGTAATCGGAAAGCTTGCTGCCCCAACCGCGCACAGGCTCTGGCAGAGCATCATGTGTGCCATCCCAATCGTCCCACCCAAAATCGTCATGAGAGGGGAAAGAGGCGAGGGCCGAGTCACTTTCCGTGTCGTCGGAGAGGGAGGGAGCCGAAGTGGCAGGAGCGTCATCGGAAGCGACGTCAACCGCCTCTGCTTCAACAGGCGCGTCAACTGCCCCGGATGCTGGTGCTTCAGCCCCCGCCTCAGAAAGTTCTTCATCCATGTTTTCCCTCCTCTTTATTACCCAGTTTTCTGGCGACAATAATGGTCATCGCCCGAGTTTTTTGTCGAGGGTTTGTTCCGGGGTCTTGCATCCCGGCGGGAAGAAGGCTGACTAGCTCTTGTGGAAAGCTATCGTCGTCAGGCCCCATGTCTTCCTCGTGTTCCTCTCCCTCTTCTTCGTAACCAGAGCTTTTGCCCGGCTGCTTCATGATCAGATCGTACCCGCATTCGTCCAACATCTCTTCGAGTTCCGCCTGATTCTGAGGCGGACTCTCGTTTAACTTGGAGACTAGCTTATTCATTGCGGGCATGACGACCTCATAACGCCTTTAGTGGACGTATATTTTGCTGTCAACTTTTCCAGACAACTTAGCTTTTTCTTTTCTTCGGGTCTTGCGCTTGTGTTCAAGGTCATTGTAACCTTGTTTTTTTGCTTTTCGCTCGGCTTTGGACCGCGCCATATCGTGATGGTCTTTCCATTGTTTAGAGTCTGCCGAGACAATCGCGCAGTCAGGATTATTACGCTGATACTCGCGCCAATCAGATCCCGATTCAAAAGACTTACCTATCTGCCCAACAACAAGAGGCTTTGACGGCATTGGTCCGATTAAGGCGACTTCGCTAATCACCGTAACCATTAACGCCTTACACTCCGGGCATGTCGTTTTACCATGGTCCGCAAGAGGCACTACGATGTCGTTAAAATAACCACACCCTTTAGGACATTTAAAATCATAGATAGGCATAATGTTCCCTCACTTTTTGTAGCCGCCGCGCGACCCTCGTTTGCCAAGCATCTTTTTTACTTTTTTCTTTCGCGCGTCTTTATACATTATTTGCCTACGGCTTTTTGCGCGGCTTTATGTGCTTCTTCAAAAGAGGCCCCGTCGAGCATCATGCCGATCATCATTTTGATGTGCTCAGGACTGTGGTGCTCGGCGTGCTCCTTCATTTGCGCCTGTTGCTCCGGGGTCAACTTAGACTCACGCATCGTTTTTGAGGCAACTTGTTTTACGTTGGGCATTCCGGGCATTATTTTTTCCCGCACTTACACTTAGATTTTTTCTTACGAACTAGAGGCGCTACAAGGCGAAGGACGGAGCCTGCAATATCGAGGATTTTCTTGATGGGGATACGCATTACTTCTTGCCGCCGGGCTTGGGCTTGCCGGGGTTGGGCTTGCCGGGGTTGATGGGCGGGCGTGCGGGCGCGCGACCTGCTTCGTCCGCTACACGTTGTTTTGAGTTTTTAGTGCGTTGCTCCGCAGCATTCTCGGCCCGTTTTGCATCCGCAGCGTTTGTGGGAATCTTTTTCGGAGCGCCATGGCGAGTGCCACCCTTAGCCTTACGCTTCTTAGCGGGGCCTTTTCCGTTAGGGCCGAGGACTGCGGCAATCGACGATGCCGCTACGTCTTTTAGGGATTTTCCAGTACCAAGACTGTTGTACTTAAATGCCATAAGAACTTCCTACATCATGGGGGGTTCGTTTTCGCTCATCTCTTCGTTTTCGGCTTCAGGGGGCGATTCATCTTCTTCTTGCGCTCTGGCGCGAGAGAGGGACTCTTCAGGGTCCATTCCCTCCTCTTCCATACGAGCAAGGATGTCTTTCACAGCTTCATTTTCTTCGTCACCACCAGCTTCTTTAAGCGCCTCTACCAGCATGGCCATAAGGTCATCCTCAGGAGGCGCTTCAGGAACCGCTTTGTCTGCTTTTGAAGGCGAGTGCGCTGCAACGGCGCGTGACGCGATGCCTTCTAGCTTGCTTCTCATGTTACCATAATCCATATTTACCGCCTAAACTTTGGGGAAGCCGGGACCGCCGCCCGGAAGAGGCATCGGGGAGGGTTCTTGGGTTCCCGGAGGAAGCCCGCCTGTGACGACGCTATCGACTCCCGGAGGTTGTCCCGCTTCAGCGGGCAGTCCGGCATCCATGCCCGTCATGGATTCGGCCATGCTGCTTGGGGATGGAGTTGGAGGTGGGGGCATCATGACGTCTCGAATCTGCAAAAGATCTAACAGCTTTACAATAAGCTTTTCTTTATCCACATTTGGCGCTTGCATCAACAATGGGAAGTATTGTTGGAACTTTTGAAGCTGGATGATTTTGTGGTTCTCAGTGGGAGAGTACGGTAGCGCGTCGTAATCAAAATCCAAAGGCTCTTCGTTAGGATCGCGCTGGGGGCGAAGCCGAAGCGTTTCACGACTAACGTCTAATACTTCTTGGCTTCCCGTTAGCCGGATGGCTAGTTTAGAATCAGGGTCGAGGTACTCCTCGTAAAGCCCAATGACCCTTTCCGCTAAAGATGAGACCAAGTCTTCGATTTGCTTTATTCGTCGTCCGTTTCTTGTTCGGGTCGCAGTGTCGGCAAGCGCGACCTCCGTAGCAACGTCCGCCACACCCACAACCCCCCGACTATACTGAGGGATGCCGAGGATAAACTCAATGACTTGATTGCACCGCGCACGCATATCGACAAAGGCGGGGGAGAAGGACGGGACGGGCGTTTGGCCAATAATGTCTCCTAGAGGGGCGTTCGCTTTGCCCTGCACTGAAACCATTGTGCCCGGCTGGTTGGCATCCTGCAAGGCGGTCATGATGGCCTCGGGATTGTCAGCTAGTGCGGTGTTGACCAGCATGACTGGCGTCGAGGTGTGCGCGTGCCACAACTCCAGTGTGTCGATTTCGTTGAGCCGTTCTTGCAGAGACTGCACCAACTTGACATCAGACAAGCCCCCGAGGTCTGTCATGTTCTCG